CCAGCCAGCCCATTTGCAAGCGCAGACGATATTGAATCTCTTTCTGAGTTAGGGTTAATGCCGTATTTAGCTCTATGCTCGGCCATAAAGCCGTCCCATGCTTTTTTATAAACAGGGTCATTGGCATATAGCTGACTATTCGGAGTCCACTCTCCGGTAGTATTCCCCAGCGATGTATCACTACCGCCGATGCCCATTAAATAGGCCAGTTTATTGTTCGCAGCTAGGCCAGTTTCGCGGAAAGGAGCATTGTCAGCACGTGTTGTATCGTATTGATAGCGCTGCGTTGCATCTGCTTGAGCGGCGGAGGCTGATTGTGCATCAGCGGCATCCCCGGCTGCATTTGCATTCATCACGCCACCAACAACAGCAGAGCCGACTACAGCAGCAGCAACGTTCATCTGCGCATACGTTGGGTAAAGCCAGGCGAAAACTCGCAATATTTTCATTTAATCACCCAACCATTTAGTAAATGTTGTTTCAGCAGGTACCATGTCCATGTATTCGAACAATGGCGATGCATCTTTGTGGATCTTTGAACCGATGAACCAGCGCTGAACGCCACGGCGTTTAAGTTCTGTCTCAACGAATTGCATCAAACGGATGCCTGCACGGCCTCCGCGCTTGTCTTGTCGAACATAGAAAATGTCGGTAATGCAGGTAAGGCATGTCTGGTAATGCAAGCCGGGGGCGATGAAGCCGATCAGGTACCCGACCAATTCGCCCGCATCACGCAATGTCACAAACAAAAGAGCGCCTTGGCGCTCTCGTTCGATGTCCACGTGGTATTGAGGGGAAAGTGGGACTTTGTCTTGATTCAGCGCCAACTCTTTATAGTGTTCGGGCAGCAGCACTTGCAGCTCCGAGAGACGTTCCTCGAAGCTTTCTATATGGCAGGTGATCATTGGTTTTTTCTCCGTGAACCATGCGGGGTCAATGCAAGGGCCACATGCGACGCCCCACATTACCGACTCGTCCTGATGTCGATAACCATCGAAATACGTTCTTCGCCGGAGTTGTTGATTACTTCATGCTCAAGCGCATTGTTGAACCAGAAGCAGTCGCCGGTTTGCATGTCTAACTGCTCTTTATCGCAACGGATAACAGCACCAGGCTTACCCCACAGGACAACGTGAAAGCGGGTGTAATACTCACAATGTGCTGGCGTGTCGCAATGAGGGAAGATGCGGCCGCCTGGCATGATCTTGTTGATCATCACGCGGCCTAATCGCTCACCCTGTACTCTTGCCATGAGGTTCATGACGATCAAGCGCGCTTCGTGCAGCAGCTTGTAGGCTGGCTGGTCGATGTTTTCGTGCTGATCAATAGCTACGATGGCCTTCGCTAATTCTTCTTCAGTCTCGACCACTGAGCGCGGCGGGAATCGCAGCATGATCGATTCAATTTCGCCGAATGGGCCTTGTGGGTAGTCACGCAGATACGTGTCTTCTTTCCACAGATCAGGGCGACGTTTTATTGCAAGCAGCAATGGCATCACATCGACGCCTTGCGCGATTACTTGGAAATGGTTCATACGTTCCGATCTGCGTAAATGTCGTAACGGTCCGTCGGTGGTACGCCAAACGGCATCCACATACCGAGAACCGATGTATTCACGCGCTTCATTACCCGGCGCGCATCGGCCGCATACTTAATGACGGTCTGCGATGCTGATTTGCCGAAGCTAATAGCCATCAACTCCGCAAGGCTGAAACGGATAGCCAGCGCATATTCGTCAGGGAATGCCATGTCATTTGTCAGCGACGTGTAAATTGGCATGGCATCACGCACGACCAAACGTATTTCACCAACTGACGCTTGCGGCCAGACATAAACAGTGCCAAGCGGATAGCTGCGCTGGTAGCAGATCAACTCAGGCGTGCCGTTCAATGTCTTCACATTGATCATTTCGTACTCTTGCAGCGACTGTAGGACGCCAAGTGGAATATCAACGCCACCATCGCGCCATACTGCCGAATCGATACGAGATGGCAACGGAGTGTTGATCGTCGCTCCCGTGCCGATTGTGTAATTCTGCGAGCCATTTACAGGAAAGCTGACTACCTTCTGCGCAAACACGTACAGCTTTTGCGTCTGCCACTGAGCAATCATCTGATTCAGCGTTGCCAAGCAATCAGCGGACAATTCGGCGTCAGGTGTTTCCGACGAACCAAGCTCGTTGATGTCTTTCAGCGCAAGCTTGATGATGTCAATGACAGTAGTCATTACTTTGCTTTCTTGCCTGCTGGCTTTTCAGCATCTACGCCGAACCCATCTTCCGCTGCCAGGGAAGCTTCTTCTTCATTCATCACTACGCGATAGGCAGCATTAGTGTCGTTGCCGAGATAAACGCATTTAGGAAATTCTTCCATTTTCAATTCTCCAAAAGAAAACCCCCGACCGAAGCCGGGGATTTCGTTACACGTTGAAACCGCCTTGCACCGAGTCAGGACGCACCGCCGCAAAGACATAAGTCTCGGCTGCGGTTGGCGTGATACCTGAAGCGGTATTGTTTGAGAACGTGATGCCTACGGTGTCGGCAGCAGTGACGCGGGTACCAACGATGCCCAAACCGGCTTGCGCTGTAGGCTTGGTCACGTCGATCACAAAGTCCGTGGCGCGAACGCCAGGTACCGTGAACGTCTGTTCGGCGGTGGTATTTGCAGCAACTATTGCAGGAGTGAGCGCAACCGAAACTACGCTCATACTCTGCACATTGCCTGTGATGACTCCGGCCATGTGCGTCTCCTTAGTTGGACAAGATGCGAGCGGCCATCTGTGCACGAATGGTTTTGTAGCCATACAGCACGTCAAGACGAGCAGGGAAGGTGTCGCTACCGATCTGGTATTGACGAACGATACGCATCGAGATGCCGTCGTACACTTCGCGAGCAGACCAGTCCACGCCTTCAGGCATGACCAGATCGGCAGTTGCGAAAGCAAATGCGTTCTTGTGATATGCGAGTGAAGGTTTGTAGACAGCAGATGCACCGCCAACTTTGACCAGCGCTGCCGAGTTAGGCAGACCGGCAGCTGTCACGTTCTGACGGCCTGTCGATGTGTAGATCGCAGGAGCGAACGACATTTCGCCGGCACCCGAAGTCTTCGCAGCAGTAACAACAAACTGTTGCAATACTCCGGTGTCATCTTTGGTTTCAGGGTGAACGCGGTTGCAACCTGCAATCGTGAACACGTCTCCAACAACGAACGTACCAGCAGTACCGGCAGCCAGAGTGACCGAAGTCGAGCCATTAGCAGTTACCGCACCGTTGACGGTGTAGGAGCCAGTTGCAGCGGCTGTGCCTGATGTGGTGTTGCCCAGCAGCGTGTTTTCGTAGATCGTACCGAAGCCAGCAGTTGCGCCCACGATGCCTTCTTTGTATTGCTTGGAGATTGTCGCGCTGTCTTGGAACAAGCCCTTCAAGCCGTCAACCAGATCTAAGTTGTCTTGGGTGTTCAACAGCAAGGTGCGTTCCGAACTTGGCACCAATGCATCTGTCAGCAATTTACGTGCTGTCAGTGCGCGATTTAATGTGATTGCAGAGCCGATGTTTGGAACGGTCTGATACACGTCATTGATCATAGTCAGCGCATCGGCTTCAATGTTCGCTGCCAACACTGCCATTGCAGGTTCAAGGATGCGATCCGAGAAGTCTTGCAGCGACATGGTCAGATCGACAGATGTGAAGTTCAGATCGACGCCCTTTTGTGTGGCGACAGTCAGATCGGTGGACAGCTCGGTTGTGTCCTGAGTGGTCAGAGTCGCGCCAGTACGGACAACATATTCATTTGGCAGGCGAATTTTCAGCGTTTGGCCGATTTTTGCGCCTTCTTTGGCGAACGAATCATCATAAGAACGATTAATCGAGCCGACGAAGTTAAGTTTTTGATGCAGGATTTGCAGCGCCTTACGGGTCACTGCTGTTGGGGTAAGAATGCTATTTGGCATGATCTTCTTTCAGAAAAAGAAAAAGCCGCTCAATGGCGGCTTTCGGTGCGATGGATTACCTCGCTCGCTGTCGGGCTTGTTCCTTTTTCATCCACGTTTCAATGTCATCGTCGTCACTCGGAAGTGCTGACGAAGAACCATTTCCACGTTGGCCTACTGGGGTAATTGGCTCCGGCGCTTTGCTCGGTGTGTGTTTAGGACGTGCGGCTAACTCGGT